CTTCCGGCACGTAACCGCTAACCAGCGTGGCCCTGATCTCGAATTGCGATGCAGCACCGGCCAGCAGCCATGCGCTCTCGTTGGTAAAGCCAAGGTTCTGGCCGTGATAAACCCGGCCATCGTTGGCTATCCGCACGGTCGCGGTGGGGGACGTAATCCCGAACGCCGTAACCGTGCCGCCAAGTAGCTGGACGCGCCCACCGCCGCCTAGCGCGGCATTTCGTGCCGCAAGCATTACGAGGACGCCCCCGGCGAGTTGCCGTAAACCTGGCCGCCCACCTTCCACAGCGCCACCCAAGTCAGGCCGCTGGTCGCAAGGGTCGGGGCCGTGCCGCCAAGCCACTTCACACCAGAACCGCCAAACGTGGCATCAGTCCAGGTCAGGGTGTAGGCTGTGCCGTCATCAATGCCCATCAGGACCGATTGGCCGTTCTGGAAGTTGGTGGCTTTAGGGGTGCGGTTTGCGCCCAGCGTGATCGTCTGGATCGAACCATTGGCCGGGTCGATCTCAAACGCTGCGCCATCGGCAATGGTGTAAACGTCTTCAATCGGGGTTCCGGTGAAGGTCGGGGTGGTAAGCGTCTTGTTCGTCAGGGTCTGGCTGCGCGACAGATCGACCAGTTCGCGCTGGTTGCTGCCATCGCCGTAAGTCAGCGCGCCGGAATTATAGCCCACGCGGCCCGCCGTGGTTCCCGATGCGGTGCCGGACAGGACCGGGGTGGTCAGGGTCTTGTTTGTCAGGGTTTCCACGCCGTCCAGTGTGGCGAAAGTCTGGCCACCTTCAGGACCGCCCACCGGGTCAAGGTCAAACATGGTGGTGCCTTCGTCAGAAGTCTTGGCAACCACGCGGTAAGTGACTTCCGGGTCAAGGTAGATGGCCGAAAACAGGCCCGCCGCGTTGGCAACAACCGGGTTGGCATGGGCTTGGTCAAGGGTTGAACTGACGTATACGCTTGCCGGGGTGGTGGTGCCGGTCTGGTAGAAGAACAGCTTGGCACCAGACAGCGGGTTGCCATCGCTATCGGTCGCCCGTGCGGGGTAGATGAAAAGATCGGCCATGTATCGTTTCCCAACGAGAAGGGCCGGGTTTGCACCCAGCCCCGTTTGTGTTAATCCCGCGCCGTGCGCCGCGCGTTTCGCTACTTGATCTGGTTTTTACTGCTGTGGTGGTTCGCCCCCACTTGGGGCTTCATCCTGAGCGGCGGCGCGACCTGGTGACTGCGCCAAGCTGCCAGCAACAGACTTCAGGTATTCCTCAATAGCCTTAGCGTCCATGCGGACCGCGCTATTACCAGCAGCAATGCCTGACAGCTTGGCGATATGAGCATTGATCGCCTGCGGGTTAGTCGTGCGGGGCGCAGAGGCAAGCCATTTGCTAATGTCGCTGGAAAGCAGGGCGCGGGCATTCAAAACGTCCCGGCCAGCCTTGATCCCGGCCACGCCAACGGCGGCACCAATGACCTGAGGCGACTGAATAATTGCGCCGCCAGTGCCAAGCACAAGATTGAACAGCCAGGACCTGTAGTCACCAGGAATGGCGCTTTTTGAAGTTCGGCTATTCATTGCGCCGGTTACGCGCTCAATTTCCTGCCCCATCATGCGAAGCCGCTTAATGGATGCAGCGCCCTCCTCGCCAAACAGAACTTTGAGCGATCCTTCTGGGAAGTTGCGTTCGCTGGTTTGCAGCAGGAACTGGGTGACAGTGAACCCATCCTTGCCGTTGTTGCCCAAGGCATCAGCGAAGGTCGCGCGAACGTCTGCCAGTTCATCCGGGGTTAGCTTCTGCAAGAAATTACGGAAGCCAGCCGTATCCTTACCCCTTGCCATTCCAGCAAGGTTCTTGGCAACCTGATCCGCGCTTACATTGCTGTTACGCTTGCCAATGATCTTTTGCAGGGTGCCTTGGATAAACTGCATCCGTTCGGCGTATTCCTTATCAGCCACATCGAACATCTTTGCGGCCTTGCCCCTACCCGCTGCCTGCAAGCCGGTCCGAACGTCATCGGCGGCGGCGTCCATGACTTCAAGAACGCGCGCTTCGTTTTGGCCAAACGTAAGGTCGCCCTTGCTGATTTTCTTACGCAGAGTGGTGCGTAGATCGCGGAGCGCGCCAACTGACAGGTTCTTGCTCAAGTCCTCGCGTAGCCCATTCAAATAGGCCAACTCGGTCTTGTTCTCGTTAGGCAGTTCGGAAAGCCTGGCGATCATTTCATCAACAACGGCAAGGCTCTGGCGAGGCTCAACCTTTACATCCCCGGCCTCGCGCACGGCAGCGTCATACTTGGCCTTTGTCGCCTTGCCCGATTGCTTGATGAACCGTTCGCCAGCGTCTTGGATCAACTGGCCCTGCGCCTCCGCCTTCATCGCCGTGCCGCCCGCACCCAAGCGTTCAACGCGGCCTTCGAATTGGCGCTCTATGTCGCGCATTCCAGCCTGAAAGCGCGGGCCACCAGCCATTGAAGCGTCAACGCCAGAAACCCTATTCGCGCTATTGGGGTCGGCAATCGCGCGATTGATTGTCATATCTTCTTTGGCAAACGCATCGGCAAGTTCGGCTGTGCGCTGTTGGATAGGAGCATTATTCGCCTGACGGGCCGCAACCACGTTGCCCAGCCTGTTTGCAACCATCTGGCCACCAGCGCCAGCGCCGCCGCCAAGGGTCACGCCCAGAAGGGCATTGGTCGCGCTGTCTGCAAAGCCTTCGCCGCTGCCAAAGCCATAAAACCCGCCCAGCGTTGCGCCTTGCCCAGCCGCCTGCCTAACGGTTGTGGTGCCGCCAGCAGCAAGCCCACCGCTTGAAAGCGCACCAAGGAACTCAGCCGCCGTGCCGGTCCAGCCTGCGTTCTTCTTGGCCTGCTCAAGGCGCAAGTCCTGTGCGCGGTTTTCGCGGTTATATGCGCCGACAACATCATTGCCGGTGAGCAATGCGCCAATGGCACCGCCAACGCCCGCAGCTTCGTCGCCAAGATTTAGGGTCAACCCCTGGCGGGCAAGATCGCCTGCGCCAGGCTGCCCTTCGGTCTTGGCCCGTTCGTCGGCAATCTTCTGCGCTTCAGCGTCAAAAGCAGCCTTTGCTTGGGAGGTGTCCACACCGGCAAACGCAAAGCCCTTGCGGGCGCTGTCCACCATTGACGCAAGGGCTTCAGGGGCCGGAACCGGGATTCCGTTCTGCTGATACCAAGCCGCCGCAGATTCCGGCGTAAGGGCCTCATTGCGCCGGTTCTGGTTGAAGAAGCCGATAATCAGGTCTTCTTGTTCGGGCGTAATGCCATATGTCTTTTGGACATAGCCAGCGCGGTCAAACGGATCGGAATTTCCGCCAAACTGCACGTTGGTTCCGACAGGCAGCCCGCCGCGCATCTCAACGGTCGGCTGCTTCTGGTCCCCCCTCGGAACAGGGGCCTGCACGGATGCCAGCGTTTGCTCTAAAAGAGGCCCTGCGGCAATTTTAAAGCCCTCAATTGCCTGCTTACGAGCAACCGCTTTTTCTTTGATTTGCTGTTCAGTGTCACCAGGCATCGGGAAGAAAATACGATACTGGTTTGCAAATTCTTCTGCGCCAATTGCCGCGCCAGACTCCTGACGAAGCGAGGCGGAAATAAAATCGCGCGCTGCATTGTCTGCGCTGTTCCGGTCACTGCTGTTAAAAACAGCATCAACATCGGGCAGTGTATTATGGAACCATTGGCCAACCGTAGTTCGTGCGTCCCGACTATCAGACGGGACAGTTCCGTATTGCTGTTCGGCCCTCAGCATACGCCCAAGGAACCCCGCCGACTTAGACTGATATTCTGTTGGCTTGCTATCGGACGAACCAGGCATATCCTTGATGTCGCCATCCGAAGCGACAAGCACGGGCCTGCCGTTGACCACGCTAGGCGTCCAAGTTTTTTCCGGCTTTTCAGGCTTCGGCGGCGCACCATAGACCGGGCCGCTGCTCTGCCCAGCGGGGGCGGGCGCGGGGGCGTCAAACTGGTCGAAAGGGTTGGCTTGTGCCATCAATCAATCTCCGAAGCGGCGGCGCGAACCGCTAATGTCAGGTGCCTGCCCCCAACCGGGGAACGTAATGTGAATGGAATTGCCGTTGCTGGGGATCGCGCGAACACCGGGGTATTCGCGCTGCACCAGTGCAATCGCCTGTTGCTTGCTCATTCCTGCGGGAACGGCAAAGTCGAGGCCATCGCCGCGCTGGTGCGATCCATACTTGGTATTGGTCAGCCCCTGCGCGACAAGTGCCGCTTGATGCTTGGCCGTCCTAAAGCCGCTGGTCGGCCTGAACCCTAAAGCGGAAAGCCGCTCAACCGGGTTGATGTTTACCCCCCGAAAGGGGGATTGCCAGCGGGCTGCCCTCCCAAAACGCGATCTGCCGCGCCGGGGCCATATTTGGCGTCAAACTCCGCCTTAAGTGTCGGGTTCTTGCGCAAATAGTCGATTGCCGCAGGCGGCGGGCTGGCTGCGGGCGGAGGGGTGCCAACGGGCGTTCCCGCTGCAAAGCCACCGGGGTTAGGCGCAACCAAGACTTTGGGATTGCCAGTTACCGGGTCAATACCCGCCAACGCGCCGCCCGGTTGCAGCCCAAAGAGCCGCATTTCCTTGTTTTGAAGATATTTGCCGAAGCCCTGATAGAACGCCGGGTTATTGGGATCGCGCTGATCTGGCGGAAGGGTAAGCATGTATTCCTTGGCCGCGTTGGTCAGCATATCCTTGCCTTCGGGCGTTTCGACCGCCTCAAGGATGAAAAGCTGCGTCTGCCGCCAAGGCTCAAATTCAGGCGTTCCCGGCTGCGGCACGTTGTCCAGCGGGATGCCCTGTTCGCGCGCTGCCGTAAAAGCCTGTTGCGGGTTGGTTCCGGCCATCTTCAGCATCCGGCGCAACATGCGGCGATTGCCCGCTTCAGTTTCGGCGCGCTGCTTTTCCACTGCCGCCCGCTGCTGCTGAAGCTGGCCGAACAGGCGCGGGTCATTCTGGGCCACCGTCTGCCATTCGCGCGACAGGTCAGGGGCCTGTCCGTTCGGCATCTGCCCCGGCTGATCCGCCTGCATGATCTTGCCGACCGCACGGTTGACCCGCCCGTCAATGACTTGCTGACCGAGCTGCTGGCCAAGCTGGAAATAGGCCAGGGCGTTATTGCCCCGACCTGCCATATCCCAATTGATGCTCATGCTTACATCCCCAACCGGAACAGACCGCCACCAAGCAGCGAAGCCACATTGCCAAACGTGCTGCCGCCCCGTGCAAGGGCCGCGTTGGCGTTGTTGTTGCCCTGCTGCATGGCGATATTCGCAAGGCTGTTGCCAAGGTTCTGCGAAACGCCCGCCTGCGCCGAAGCCGCGTTGGAACCAATCGCCTGCTGGTTGCCAAGCGCAGCCAGATAGTTGGCAAATTCGCCGCTTGCCATGTTCTGGCCGTAATCGTTGATCGCCTTCATGGCCGCGCCGGACTTGATCGAACCGGCCCCGGCATACCCGCTATTGATCGCGTTCATGCCTTCGTTCAGGCGGAAGTTGTAACCCGTCGAATTACGATAGTTGTCGAAGGCTTTTTCGTAACGCTGCTGGGCGCTGGGCTGCGGCGCTGCCGTAGTGACGTTGTTGCCCATCGGGGTCGGGCCGAAGTCCTGAATGCCAAACCGGCCAAAGCCCTGCCAGCCACCGGGGGGTTGCCAGTTGCCGTAATCACCCATCATGGCGGCGGGGGTCGTGTAACCGCCAAAATCGCCGCCCATGAACTGGCTCATCGCGTTGGGCTGCGTGGTGGGCAATCCCTGTTCCGGCCCGCCAAGGCCAAGAAGGGCATTGATCGCGTCATTCGCCTGAAGGCCCGAACGCTGCCACGGGGCAAGGGCCTGGGCGCTCTTGTTGTAGTTTTCCCGCAGAACCGCTGCCGACTGATCGGCGGCGTAGTTCGATGCTTCCTGCGCCCGCTTTGCCGCGTTCTTCTGCGCATTCGACGATGCAATCGCGCCCGCCCCCGCAAGGCCGAGGCCGAGAATACCACTCATAATTGCCATGTTATAGCACCTTCAGGAACGTGCGCTCTAAAGGCCGATAGCCCTTGCGCTCAAAAAGCCTTGCCGTGCGGTCAGGTTCCACCGCCTCAAGCGTAATCATGCCGACCGATTGGCAGCGTTCTGCCGCCCAGTCCTCGTAAGCCTGCAAGAGCCGCAGCCCTTCCCGGCCCTCGCTCCACCAGAACACTTCCTGTGCCACCCAGTGCGCCCGGTTGAACGGATGCGGGGAAGCGTGGCCCCCAATCGTGCCGCTTTCCCCGATGAAAATGACCGCGTGTTCGCTTTCAATCATCAGCCGGAACGTGTCGGCCATATCGTCCGGGTTATAGCCTACGTGATCGACCAGCCCCGCCCGTTCTGCAAACCTTGCGCCCATGTCCAAAAGGCGCGGAATATCCGCCTCCGTGGCCTCGCGGATCACGTTAGCGCCCCGTTGTCGCGCAAGTCCTTGATGAGCGCCGCCAAGCGTTCGCTATTGGCCTTCAGCGCGTTATCAATCGCCTGCACTTCAGCTTGGGTCGGCGGGTTGCTTACCGTCTGGCCCGCATAGGCAACGAACGTGGTGCGGGTCAGCGTTCCAGTCGGGTCAGCCCATGCCGGGGTTTGATCCTTCTGCACAAAGCCCGTCAGATCGGTTTGCAGGCCCGTTATGTCAGTAATCAGGTCGGTGAGGTTGTCTTGCGTGGTGGTCAGGTCGGCAATAAGCTGATCCTGCGTCTGTTCCTGCCGTTCCAGGGCTTCAACAACCGACTGCCACCAGCGTTGGAACTGGATTGTAACCGCGCCCATTGCCTCGGTGATCGCCACATTGCGCGGCAGGCGGGGCAGCTTCAGCGCCATCTTAAAGTCCTCCGAAGCCTTCGTTGGCGAAAACATCGGACACCCGGAAGTCAACCGGGTCACTGACACGAAATTCCAGCAGCACACCGGGGCGCGAAGCCATGCCGCAGCCCATCCACTGCACCCGCTTACGGTATTCGCCTTGTTCGCCCAGCTTGGCCGTGCGCCAGTTGCCCCAGGTCTTGCCGCCATCGCGCGACGACCGCATTTCAATGGTGGGGTTGGCATAAGCCGCGCTGTTGTCGGCAACCTCAAGGTGGTAAAGCCCACGCAGGAAGTTCAGCGACAGATTGTATTGATCCAGTTCATCCGTTGACGGGGCCAGATAGGTCGTTGCGCCCGGATTGGTTCGCAACATCACGCTGGACAGGATCAGCCCGCCAACATTGATCGGTGCGCCCGCCCGGAAGCGGCGTTCCAGCGTCCCGCCAATGTCCTCCCACCGCGCGCCAAATTCCAGCGTCTTGCCGTCGATCGACGAACCGAACACATCGCCCGCAAAGCACTGCGGTATCCAGTTGTCGGCTTCCGCGCTTTCAAACTGCGACCACAGCCGCGACCGATAGGAATAAACCCAAGTTTCGGCATCCAGCGACAAGGCCAGAAATTCGGTGCCTTCAAGGTGGAACGTCCACAGCTTGCAAGCAGTCGAAGCCTGTATCTTAGCCTCAAGGCCGGGGCCGCTGATAATCTGGTCCGGGGTTTCCAGACATACCTGGTCGGTATCCGAAACCCATGCGAACGAAGGGCCGAACAGCGTGGCGCAGCCTGTAGCCTTGATTCCGCGCCGATAGGTCCGCCCTTCCAGAACCTGAAACGGCAAGGTTGCGTCCCCGGTATTGGGCCAAAATTCGACCGTTTCCGAGCCAAACAGGATCAGGCTGTCAGACCAGAACAGAACATCCTTCAGCCGATCGGGCTGCTGTTCCGACGAGGCAAACGAAAGCCCGCCAATCGTGGTGGACAGCACATCCGACCAGTAGAACTTTTCCGTATCGGCACGGATCGCCACAAGCCGCGAACCGCCCACCACAACCTTGATGACGTTGGCACCGTCAGGGAACGACAGGGCCGACAGCGTGGTGCCGTCATAGGTCCAAATCTGCGCCCCACCCGCAATGAACAGGTTGTCCTCATAACCCGCCATCGAAAACGGGCCGGAACCATTGATTGAACCAATCAGCGTGTTTTCGCGGTAAAGCTTGCCATCGGAAACGCCATAAAGCGCCCCGTCCAGCACCCCGTCACCCTTGAACAGCGCACGGATCGGGCCTTCGCCCATGTCAACTTCGCGGTCCAGCAGCCCCGGACGCGATTGCAGGACCACGCCGGTTTCTTCGGTTGAGGCCGCTTCCGCGAACATATTGACAACCGGAAGCGCCGGAAGGTCGCCGCGCGCCCGTTCCGTTGCGTTGGTCCCGAATTGCAGGCGCATCAGTAGGAACCCGCCCCCGGTCGCGCATCCGGCAAGTTGTCAGACTTGACCAGTTGCAGCCCGCGCCGCGCCTTTTCGACCACGTAAGGGGTCAGCGGCATATCGTAGAACTCAGCCACGCACAGGATCAGGTTGTGCTTGATCGCCGCCTGATATTCGGGCTTGCAATAGATCACGCTGCTTTCGGTCAGCGGGAAAGTCGCCCCCACATCAGCGCCCGTGACAGCCCATTCCCGCAGCATATCGTCCAGGCGTTCAATCGCATCGGTCAGGGCCGAGGCTTCCGGCGTTTCGTCCTTGCCGTAGACCTTGCGCAGCGCAAATTCGCACACATCGCGCACCGTCATTCCGGTCGCACCGGGCGCAACAATGGGGACGTAGAACGTGTCCACCAGCGTTTCGCCAGTGTGCATGGTAAAGGTCGCGGCGATTACCCCGGTCGTTCCCGCAGTGCCGCCAGACAGGTCAAAAACAACCTCGTCGCCTTCAACCGTGGCGGTTGCGGTGATCCCCGTTGCCGACAGCGACACGGACGCCACATCGGCAAGGGTATAGCGGCGCTCAACCGTTTCGGTCGCGCCTTTGGCTTCGAGGTGCTGGGCCATTAGTCAGCCTTTCGGGGACGCCCACGCTTGGGCTTGGCAGGAGCGTCGATCACTTCAACCGGCTCAACCGCCTCAAATTCAGGATGCTTGGCGATACGCGGGCAATCGCACTCCGAAGGCTCCCGGCCCTCAAAGGTCACACCGCTAATCGTGATGGAAGTCCGGCCCCCGGTATAGGTGCCGATAAAACGGTAAAGGGGCATCAAGCCTCCTCAAGAAAAAGGGAGGGAACCGAAGCCCCCTCCCCCATCATCTTAGTTTTCAGCCGCGGTGGCAGCCGCAATCGTGGCCGTTCCGCTAGTGGCGAAGAAGCCGGTCACGACGCCGTGATCCTTCAGGTCGTCGGTGTCACCCGAACCCGAACCGAAGATGATCTTGCGGACGCCGTAGATGGCTTCGATAGCCACACCGGCCTTGTCGCCATAGTCGAAGTCTTCAGTCACCGACTTCCAGCGCTTGGCATAAGCCACGGCCAGAGCCTGCGCGCCGCACAGGTAAACCGGGGTGACTTCGGCAGTGCCGGAAGCGCCAAGGTTTTCGTAGATCGGGATGTTGTCAACTTCCTTGACGATGCAGCCGTTCCACATGATGTCGCCGCCTTCAAACAGCTTCGAGGCTTCAGCCTGAACGCTGGTCGCAGCCAGAACTTCGGTGTCGATGCTGTCACGGAAGTTCTTGAAGGCGTGCGGGTTGGCGAACACCACGTAGTAGCGCTTACCGTTGCCGGGGTCGCGCATCGGGCGAATCTTCGGGTTGCAGGTCTTGGCCTTCAGCACCATGCCGTCCAGCGCCGCAGCGTTGAACAGGTCATTGGTGGTGTCGAGCTGCGCGAGGTCAGCCGACAGGTCGGTGCCGGAACCAACGCCAGCGCCGAAGTAAACGCGGTCGAGGTTGTCCACCAGCCACGCGTCAGCGATGGCGGCGGTGCGATCCACGAACTTCGTGCCGTTCAGCGAACCCAGGGCCTCAATAACGAGGTCGCGGGTGTCTTCCATCGCCCAGTCGAGCAGGATGGCGCGGCCAGCCTGACGAAGCGAGATGGCCGACTTCTGCTCGTTCATTTCCGACACGCGGACAGCGTTGCGGCGCTTGTCCACGTAAATCCGCATCGAACGGCTATCCAGCGCCTCTTCGTTCCCTTCAAGGGTCGAGGAGCCGGTAACGGCGGCGTTGCTCAGACGGTTGACGAGGGCGATGGTGATCGAGTCACCGGCCTTCTTGGTCAGGTCTTCCTTGACCTGAATAACCGAGTTTTCGTTGGTCCCCATGAGGGCCTTGAAGCCGCCGTCATGGATGTATTCCTGGAAGAACTTGTCTTCCCACTGCTGGACAACAAGTCCAGTCGCTGCGCTGGTATCTGCCATTGTAAATTATCCATCTATTGCAGCGTGTTGCTGCGTATTGGGCTGCAACGCCTCACGGCGTGGCAAAGGGGTTTACCCTAGCAATTCATCCAGCGACTTCGGGCCAGACCAAGCTGGGCCGGTGCGCGGGGCGACATTGCGGGCGGTTGCTAAAGACTGCGGGATGACCGGGGCAGAATTGACCGGCACGGTGGCCGCTGCTTCTGCCAGCAGTTCTTCACGCAGTTTGGCTTTCAGGGCCTCAAGGTCAGTCGCCCCAAGTTCTTCCATCGTCGCCGCGTTCTTGGCGATCTGGTAAGCCTTGCCCCAGGGATCGGGGTCACTAAGGGCCTGTTGCGCGATGGCCGGGTTCATCTGCGCCATCTGAAGGAACTTGTCCTTCATCTGGTCGAAGTCCGGTTTCTCGCGCCGCGTCAGCATTTCCGACAGGTTCAGCGTGGCGTTCAGATTGGCCTGCTGCGTGACCTGTGCGGCAAAGTGCTGCTGCCAGCCCTGTTCGTCCTCCCAAAGCGAAGGCGGCGGGGCGGGCGGTTCCTTGGGCTGTGATGCCTCAATTTGCTGTTTGAGCGCGGCCAGTTCCTGCTCAAGCTTCTGGCGCTTTTCCCGTTCCTCTTTCAGGCCCTTGAAGGTTTCCGGTGGCAGTCCTTGGGAGGTCGGCGGCACCTCTGGTTCAGGCTGTGCGGCCTGTTCCTGTTCGCCCGTTTCCTTGGGTGCAAATCGCCCGGTTTCATCGCGGGGTTGTGCGGGTTCCGGTGCTTCCGGTTCCTGCGTCAGTTCGGGTTCGTTATCGTCAAAAAAGCTTTCCAGCGGTGTGTGGTCCATTGCTCTCACTTACGCCCATCAGAGGTGGCGGCCCTCATCAAACGCCCTTTGGGAGGCGGCCCCTTCTACGTCATCGCGACGTTGAACTTTTAATCTTGTTGCGGTATTGCTTGCGAATGGCGGCAATTAAACGCATTATCGGAGGAGCGGCGCTTACTCAGTGCGCAGCAAAATGGGGTTGCCGGGTCTATATTGACCACAACTTTGAAACTGGTTTGATCCGTATCGGCGTTATTCGTCCAGATGGCGGCAAGAATGTTTATGCATTTAAGCGCTACACCGAAAAAAGGCTGAAGGAGATTGTCGCCTTCATGCTTCCTTATTAACGGTGCTTTCCACTTCTCGACGTTGAACTGTGATCCCTCGGAACTTCTCCGGGGTCGTAAACCATATGCCCCGAACAGGCAGATCATCGCGGGCGGTTCCCAGCAGGAACGCGCGGTAGCCGGTCAGCTTCATGCAGCCACCTGTTCCAAAAGGCAGGCCAACCGAAGGCGGGCCTTGCTCAATTCTGCGGCGGCAAAAACGACTTCGCGCTGGGCTTCCTGCACCTCGCGCTCCGCCTGCATTTCGCGCCGAGCCTCATCCAGCCAAGCGCGATATTCGGCCTCTGTCATTCAATCCGCCAGTTGTTCGATTGCGATGCGAACGGCGCT